CTCGTGAGGAGCCCTGCAAGTACATACTTGTTAAAGGTATATATCCTCACGTAACCAAGCGTGCATCACTACACACTCATCTCTTAAGGAAGAGACTGACTTAACGCGTCATAACGTGTCAATTGGGGAGCCACTTTGATTTTGGTGACCCGTTGTACGGAGTAGACCAGCGCCTTTCCAAAACGATTTCTCGCGAGGAAAAACTACCAATCTCTCGACGTTGAGGGGACCCAATGGAGAGATGCTCAGAGGAGAACCACTCAAAGAAATTTTCATTCTTGAGAGTTTTCTTGAGACTCTTCACATAATAGGTCCGAAATTGAACTCTGTAAGTGTTCGTACTCTTTCGATAACGAACACCTGCAAGGAACGATTCCTCAGGATAATAGGGAGTGTTCGCGACCTTACATAAGTAAGGACAATTGGAATCACCGACGGGTAATACACCGAGATGAAATTCAACCCAATCGAAAAGATAGGTTGAAGCCAAAGTGTAACCGTTTTTGGCGAGAAGATTAGCGGTTTCCAAGGAGGAAACTAGGGCTTTATCTAAAGCCGTATTGTCGCTAGTCCCTTCAGAAGGACTATACATCTTACGAACCAAAATCGGCTTGACGTCAACGCCATTATAAGCGTCGACACCACAAGACTCGCGGAAGGGATGTTTCAAGCTAGTGAATGACTTGGAAGTATTCAACTTCAAGCAAAATTCACGTGTGAGAAAAGAGGAGAAATCATCTTTGGAAAAGCCTTCAAAATCTTCAGGAAAGAAGACAATTAGGTCATCCCCATAGACGAAGACTCTCTCCTCCCAATTGACTGCGGAATCCTGTTCGCACAGATAGACCACAGCGGCACAATATGTGACCATCGCCAAAATGGGGAAGCAAAGTGCTGAACCCATAGAGGCAACCTTTGAGAGAAGATGCCTTTTTCCCCCTATTAGGGTGTAGGCACTCCGGCACTGAAGAACATCGTCGACGAAACGCTTTGGGAAAAGCGCGAGAAGAGATGTTGGGATCATGTCTGAAGCATCCTTGAGATCAAACGTAAAAATACGTTGACGCCCAAAGGAGCCTGCAAGAGCAAGATTCCTATTAACCTCTGATGAAGCAAAGTTGATCCTGAAGTTAGAATTCCCCTCAATGAGAGGAACGATATGCTTCATGATACCCTGCTGAACGTATTGGTTGATACTCGGTTCAATGGCAATGACGCGAGGACCACGTGAGTCTTTAGGGACAAACGTAATCTCACTACACAAACCACGATCGAACAGAAGACTCCTCAACCCAATGTGGGATTTAGGAAACTGGATCGACGAATGATGCGTGTACTGGTCAAAGCTGGACTCTGAAAAACAATTCAAATCAGGAGGTACTTGAAACGTAGGGTAGTTATTCCTACGCTTAGGCACACCGCGATTCGTTTCGCGTTCAAAAGTCGAACCTGGCCCATCTTTGCGCAAGCAAGAAGCAACCTCCGGATTATACCCCCTTAACAGTGCCGACAAAATCGACGCCGTGTGGGCATGCACCGAAAGGTTCAACTGCCTGTTGTTGAAGTTGGAAACAACCTCCTCGTTAAAAAGGAAATTGCGGGTGTATTCCTCAATGCTGGCATCCGAAAAAGGTGCTTCGCACTTGTAGAAGAATTCGCAGATCTGCCTAATGCTCTTAAGAGCATAAGCTGCCTCACAAGTACCAGGTTTGTCAAAAATGACAGATGTGTACTTGAAAAGGAAGAATGGCAATTTACCATTGCGGACCAGGGCAAAACCACTGGGTCGGTAAGACTCAGCTCCAGACTCCAGAGACATCAGAAGTCCCTTAGAAAATGAGGGAAGGGTTTTTGTTAGAAATGACAAACCCTCCTCGTTGAAGCGATTAACGATGTATTGAATGTCTTGGTGACAAACCTCGACATCTTTGCAAAGTGCTTCAATGAGAGCTAATGGTGAGAGAAATCGCATGCTTTGCCAACCTTTAAATGGCTGTTCATCGCAGGCAATTGGACGTTGGAGATGTAGTTAACCGAGCCGAGCTCGATCAACAACAGCGTTAACGTAAGAACCCGTGAAAGTACCGGCAGAACGAAGGAAAGCGTCAAGAAGAGCTTTCTGAATTTCAAAAGCCGTCCCATTTTGCTGAGCACCAACATAGAATTTGAAGGTGGTGGGTTTAGACCCAACGGCATTGGGGAGATAGGTTGCTTCCACATTAAGCGCGGTATTAGAACCGTTCTTAACCGTCTTACGGCCAAGCGTCGCCTTTGCCTCGACAACACCGATTTGATTTTCTGGGCCCACGCCATCTTGAAAGACATCGATCGTAACGATGCCACGGTCGTCTTGGTCATCACCAGTAAAAACCGGTGTGCCAAAAACGAACTGGACATTAGAAACGACGGAGTTAACAGAGAAGCCGGGGGAACCAGCGAACATTTGGGTGAGTGTCGACATAGGAGCGAACCAGCTAGGTGAAAGACCTCGCTAAAGAAAGCAAGGTGAGTTGTCTACGAGGACCGAGAGGCCCAAGTACGTTGTTCCAATCAAAGACGAAGCCATCAGGGATGGCCCAATCAGAGTAGGAACGGCAAAAATCCTTTATCTCCGAACGACTGCACTCATACCACCCAGTGTCTGGATGATAGTTGCCGGTAGAGTAGGTACCTAAGTACTTACACATTTCACCGCAATTACTCACGGTTACATTGGAAGCAGCAACCCCGGACAGCATATTGCCGACCGGGAAGAAGTAGTCAAAAACGAAAGATAGGGGCGTCAACTCCCAGAGCGCTTCTGCTCCAGTTCGGACAAGTTGAGCCGGATCGTAGTCCTCGTCCAGAAATTCAAAAGCCGACGTATCGATGATATCGTCAGCAGATGGAGGGACGTCAAGACTACCCTTAGCAGTGCAATAGTAAGTAATCGTCCATTCACCGCTGATCTCGGAATAGACTTTTTCACGAGACCAGGGAGAAACGCTGCGTTCAGAACGCTGCGTTCCCTTGTTAACGGTGGCGCGTGAACGAAACTTGCGGCCAAAGCGTTTGAAATCATTCGCTTGCGCGCGCAAATTCTCGTATAAGACGCGACGATTGTTCCAGCTTATCAAACTCATCACTCCAGGTACAACCTGAAGATGACCGGCTAGGTAAGCATTTGCAGACTGCCGGGAAATAGTCTCTCCCGAAGGGATGTTCTTACGCAAGGTTTCGAGTGCTGTTTCGATATTAAGAGCCTGATCGACTAAGTCGAAAGGATTAAGATCGTCAGCAACAAGAACAAGCGGGTTCATCTGGGGGAACAACTCTTCCCGAAGATCCTGGATCATACCGTCAATATCAGGCGGGAAAGTTCCCATCCGATCGACAGCTGGTCTCCAACAAGAATCAGCACTGTGAAAACCGTGCTGACCAGGAAGAACGGCAGGCACAGACCACACCCCATCATCGTGAGTTTCCTTACGACGTGGAATGTTGTTATGCTTGGTCTTGATCTTTGTGTGGCGTACGAAATTCGTAAGCTCACGGGATTTGAAACCAGTTGGCGAAACGCCTTCACGAATTTCTTCGTGTAAGGACTTGTATTCACTGTAAACCGGTCGACTGATAAAGTCATATGCACCGGGGTACATACGCTTGTAAAAATTCATCCGAGCAAGTTGGTCGGGAGTCTGGGAGACAAGATTATATCTCGGTCCCAAATTCTTGAAACCGAACTCAGTTCGAATGGGTTTTGCAGGCATGGAGGGCCAATAGGCTAGGGGAACCGGAAGG